GGAAATGTTTTCAGACAAGGAACTGCTTGAAATGTACAAGGAATTTGGCTATGTTGATGGTGACAAGTATGAAAAACGACCATCAGCAGGCTTTCTAGCTCTTCTTTATTTTACTAAAGTAGCTAATGATTGGAAAAGTTTAACTCTTATAGGCTTTGATTTCTTTGCTAAGACGTATGACTATAAGATAGGCGGTGCAAAACCTACGAGTTGGCATAAGCCAAAGGCTTTAATTAATCAACATCCTCACAATCCCTCTATAGAAAGAGATCATGCTTTAAAGTTAGAAAGTGATAGTATTATTAAGTGGATAAAGCTTTCAGATTTCACAACGGAAGATATATATTCATTTCAACATTCTTCTCGTTAAGATAGTAAATCAAAATGGATTAAAACATCGAATATTAAATAGCCAAATAGAATACGGAACATCAGTCTGTAGCGTTTACAGTCACTTACTAATGTTCCAAGTTCTTCTTCATCTATATATATTCGTGCCACTATTCAATTTTATTATGCCTCTTAGAAGCCCATACGAGCATTCTGGAGGACTTTAGTGTTTAAAGTAAGCAACAGCCTTAACTACTGTCCTTCTGAACCAGTCGGCTGTATCTCTCAACAGCATCGGAACAAAATACCAGCCAGCTACTAGAGCAAGAACCACTATTGTTAATATAATAATAGTCATTTCTTACCTCCGCCACCACCAGGTTTCCTAGGTCCTGCAGGAGGATCTGGTCTGTCACGATTATTTTTTCTTATATTGTAGATAACTATTAGAGCTACCGCTAAAGCAATATAAGGTGCGTAAATTTGTAAGTCCATAATATTTTCCTATTTGTTTAATATTTGTTTAAAGTTATTAGTACATCCTTTCGTAAAAACTTCTTACCTCCTTTTGTATCTGTAACTGTCACTATCCCATTCACAAATTCAATTCGTTCTATAATACAAAATCTTTGTAGTAGTCCTATCCACCATTCGATAGGCTTAATAAGTATATGTGAGTTTCTTCCATCTGATAAAAGTTTCCGAGATTTAACTAATGATATAGCAAGCAAAGCTTTCTTATTAAATTTAGAAACTATATGTTCCATTACATCTTTTATACACTCAGGTTCTATGTGTTCTAAAACATCTGTACATAAAAGATAATCTTCTGGTGCAGGATCAGCAGACCATTTTGGTATTGCTGGATCATAGTTAGAAACAGAAACTTGTGTCGGAAGAAACCAACGTAAGTTTTCTCCTTTACCACAGCCGTAGTCTAAAAGTCTTTTAACATTATTAGCATATAAAAAATTACATATACGAATAATATTCCCTCGCGGACCTGTTCCCCAATCTTCATCTTTCTTATGTATGTTTTGAAGTTCTTTTCTATAAGCTGTAGTTATTAACACAACTACTTTTTAACTTTATTCATTAAGCCTATAGCTCCACGAACACCAAAAGAAGCTGCAACAATAACAGAAAAAGTATACTGATACCACGTTGGCATCGTATCTAAAACTAGAAATCCTTCTCGTACATAAGGTACAAGACTAGGAATGAAACACATTATCAAAGGAATGGATATGAGTAAAGTTAGATACTCATCCTTCCAAGATGTAGAACTATTGCTTTGCGCAATCTCATCCCAGCTTGCCGCGCTTGCAGCTTTAGCTTCAGACTTCTTTATCTTTCCAGCAAGATAAGTCGAAGCAAGCTTACTGATAGCTTTTAATATACTCATCATCTTTATACATAACCTCTTCAGCTAGTTGTTCAAATAGACCTCTAAAACTTTCTAAGGTCATAAAGCCTAAGTCTAATTTGATTTGTTTTAATCTATAGATGCTGTAGGCTTCGTTAAGTTGTTCTTCTGTATACAATAACATAGTTTATTATAGGAGCGTATTTAGAATTTGTCAAGCTTTATTTAATCTGGAACATATCCTCTTATATCATGTAACCTTTCTAGCTCAGTGCTAAATCTCTCCATTCGTGGTCTAATTCCTGGTATTCCTAATGCTACTGCATTTCTATATTCATCATGATCTAGAAATTCTACTGCTGCTTCATTATAGTGTCCTTTCTTAATTAGCTTTCTAGTTTCTCCACTTTGCGCAATATCTCCTCTCCAATGTACTGAAAATAGAGCATCTTGTAATTGTTTATTATAGAATTTAGATTC